GAATGGTTCTACAGGATCTGATAGTAATGATGGACGAACAGCATTAACACCATTCCTTACTATTCAAAAAGCGATGGATGAGGCTGGATTTCAGGCCAGTAATGACCAAACTATCATTAATGTAGCGGCTGGAACCTATACTAGACCTAACGTTATTGTTCCTATATATGCTGTTGGTGAAATTCTTGTTTTAGGTGACAGAACAACACCAGCAAACGTAGTAGTAGATGGTCGTTTAGATTTAGTTGAAACAAATACTGCATTTACTCATGAAAACAATGCAGCACTTTTGGTAATAGAGGGGATAACCTTTCATAGATATTTTGTGGGTGTTGAGCAATCAGGAACAAATGCTGATATTGGTGGGTGTGCTTTTACTGAAGCTGGTAGAGGTGCAGATATCTCAGAAGCAAGTACCGTTGAGTTTTTTGATAATGGTGTTTACAACACAACATTTGATGGAGAAACAACCTTTGGTGTTGGTTGGTTTGTAGTTGCAGCGACCCATTCAACGGCTACTGTTAGTGATGATATTATTGCAACAAATGTTGCTAGATTCATGAATATTCAATCATTTTCCAGAGGAGTAGTCTCTATCGGATATGACTTAAATATTACACATTTATCAACAGCATTCCCAGCTACATTTTTTATCTCAGGCTCAGATATTTTTATTGGGGGTGGAGATATAATTGCAGACGGTAATCATGCTGTACCCGTAGGTGAAAGTTCATTTATGATATTCGGTAAAGGTTTAAATACAACTTCTTTAATTGGTGGTAGCACGTTCACATTAAATGATTTTGATTACGTGTTTAACCAAGGATCTAGTACAATTGGAATAACTGATTATACAGATGACAGTACACACACATTTGTATTGACGAATGTTAATAATACAATTAAGGCTACCGCAGGATCATCTGGTGCGGATTCAACATCTTTGATTGCACAAGGAGACCTAGAATTGGTTCAAAAAGGTTTCGATACTAGTGTAATTTTGACCCAAAAAATAGCTTATTTTAATCGATAATTATGTCTACAGGATTCACAATTAAACAATTAGGTCAGCTACAACCCGCCAATACAACGGCTGCAAGTATCTATAGTCCTGCATCTGGAATTAACTCGGATGTTAAGACGTTGGTTGTTACAAATACAACAGCCGGTGCAGTAGCATATAGGGTATTTCATGATGATGACGGAGCAACATATGATACGTCAACAGCTCTTTTTTATGATGTAAGTCTTAGTGCTAACGCCACCGATGTTATTCCTATAAATGCTGCAATGAGTGATTCGACAGGAAATTTTGCTGTAAGGACAGATACTAATAATGCCCTTACATTTACATTGTATGGGGCTGAATACGGATTATGATTATAAAAGATAAAATAGCGAATAACGACATAAGGATAGTCTTCGTTGAGGCGGATGCTCCACGGATGAGCTTACGGCACGAAGTGGACGGGGCGACTAAAGAAGTAACAGTCTACGCACGTGGTTCAGAGAAGGATTTGAAGTGTTGGTTTGATGGACGTGTAAAAAGTAATCTTCAGGTTAAAGATGATTATGAGAAGCGAAAAATAGCTCATAAAGCTCTAAAAAAGAAACCTAGAAAGGTATGAGTATTTTTAGAACCAATAGTTGGCGCTTAGCACCACAAATAGAACTTGCTAATGATGGGATTCTTTTGAATGAGAATCTAATTATTGATTATACAGATACCGAGGCTTTTTTGGTTAGAAAGGATGGTGATTCCGGCGATGTCTTTATTGTAGATACAACTAATAGTGGTGTCGGTATAGGTATTAACCCAAGAAATTCATGGGAATTAGATGTTTGGTCTGATAGTGGTAGTAATACAACATTTGGTCTTGAGTTTGATGGAGGAGCACAGTTACTTTTCCAAGCTCAGGCAGCTTTTGCAACATTTGGAACGAATTCAGATCATGACTTTTCGATTCTTACTAATGCTACACAGAGAATAAACGTGGAGTCTAGTGGTAATGTAAAGATTGGTGCTACGACTGAACCGACCAGTGCTATATTGCATATAGAGACAGTAATAGATGAAACTGTTTTGATGATTCAGGGTCACTCTACTCAAACTGAAAAGCTAACTGAATGGCGACAAGATGATGATACTGTTGTAGCTAGTATTGATAATGATGGAGATTTTGTAGTGGGAAAGATTGACGCTAACGCTACATTAACTGACGTTGCTACTGCAACGAACGCATTTGATTTCCAAACTACAGTAACAACTACAGCAAACAACGCTCAATCACATAGGGGACTTGTTTCGTCGATTGTTTATTATGATAACGACGACCTGACACATGCTGGTGACTCATTAACAGGTGGTATTTTTGAGGCTGTATTCATGGGGACTGGTACGGTAGCTGGTGTAGCGGGGCTATATTTCAACAGTACAAGTATTGGTTCAGGAACAATCACTGAAGGACTTGGAGCCGAGTTTAATCATATAATAGGAGTATTCGGCACTGCGGGTAACATGACGACAGGAACAGGTGCGAGATTCAAGCATGATAATCTAGGAATTGGATCATTTGGCACATATAGGGGAGCTCATTTCGTCAATTCAGCTACAGCTACGGCTACAGCTTTATACGCATTTGATTTCGAGACTGACTATATTAGTAACAGTAGAGCTGTTTCAGTATCAGATACCCTAGTACAGAGATACATGCCGCTTTCAACTGAAGACACTGGTATCACTTTCGATTCAGCCGACGTAGTTCTTGCGAACACGACAAGCGGAGACGTAGTAATAAATCCATTTAATGAGTTGCTTATTAACGGTACAACTGTATTAACTGGAGGTATGAGGTTGACTACAACAAGAGTTACAAACACTTATGTGGTTCTAGGGTCGGATTATGCAGTGTTTTGCGATACTGACGGAGGAGCGTTTACGGTAACTCTGCCAGTAGGTGTAGACGGACAGACTTATAAAATAATTAACTGTGGTACTTCGACTAATAATTTAACTCTAGCACCTAATGGGGCCGAGCTTTTGATAGGGGTGAACGCTAATCTCACACTAGCAGACGGTGAGTCCCTAATATTAACTTATGAAACCTCAGAAGGTTGGTATTGACATATTACTTATTTATTTTCCTATGTACTCTTACAGGTTTGACAATAGATATCAGTATCAAGAAGATGTCTAATACCCTAAAAAAATGGTAAAATATAAATAGCAATTATGTCCATTGCTTATAAAACAAAGGACGGAAAGTTAGAAAAGACTGAGGTGCAAGTTTTAGAAAAATTAGTAAAAGATTTTGATATTGTTAAAGAGAGCAAAAAACCAAAGAAATAATTTTATATGGCCACCCAACTTTCAGATCTAAGGTCTCAGCTATTGTCTGAGATAAAAATAGACCCAAACAACCGAATCAACTCGGTGGCTCTTTTGAATAGAAATATTAACAGGTCTATTCGGAAGATTCAGCAGGATGCGAACTATTCGCTTCCTCAAAACGTTGAAATTGCAACGATAACAACAGTCTCTGGTACACAGGAATCTACACTGCCAAGTAACTTTATTCGAGTAGCAAGTCCTCAAGCAGTAAAGATTGGAGGTAGCACACCACTTTATCCTGTTGATTATGTTGCACTTACAGGTGTCACTGATCCCGCAACAGATAGTGGGCGACCAATTCGTTACTATGTTCGAAAAGATGATGCTAGATGGGCAATTGGTTTTAGTCCAGTACCAGATAGTGGATTTACAGTAACAGTTCCTTATTACAAGAAACTTACTGAACCTACAGGTGATACAGATGAATCCCCACTAGATGACATGTACGATGAAGCAATTGTTCAATATGCAGCTTTTCTCACAATGCGACGCATTAAAGGATATGAGGATATGGCTACTGCATTCTTGGTCTACTATAGAGAAGCGGTTGATGACGTAACTGTGAATACTCAGACAGCCGATCAGTATAGTTCACGCGTTGGAATGCAACGAAGAGGACGAGGAGCTTACTACAACCCACGTGGTTAGGAGATAATATTTATGGCGCTTAATCGTTTAGTATTTAACAACTTTGAGACACTGAACACGGGCTACCCTACTGAGATCCCTGATGATCATCTATCTGATGCACTTAACATGGTGCGTCGAAAGGATGGGCTTTGGGAGAACAGAAAGGGAATCACTCAGTTTGGAGCAGATGTAGGGTCGGGAGAACCGATTCATAGTTTGCGTTTCTGGAAGACTGCGGCAGGAGAACGATTCCTAACTGTTGGAACTGATACAGATATTTACAGTTATACAGAAGGGACACCTTTTAATGAGGGTACTTACACCAACAGGCAGTCTGTTACAGATACAGGTCCTTGGGACTCTATCGTTTACAGAGATATCCTTGTTCTAGCAAACGGTGTAGATGACATGAGATCTTCTACAGATAACGTAACGTTTACACAGAGAGCACAGCAGGCTGGCCCCCCGCCGATTGTACGACCTAAGTATCTTGAGGTAGGAAATGATTTCGTTTCATTTGCAGGACATGCTTCAGCACAAGATCAGGTTCTTCTATCTAGTGGTGCGCCTGCTAATCCATGGGAAGGTAATGCATCTAACGTTGCAAACATTGATATTGGAAACAGTGAAGAGATCACAGGTATCAAGGCACTTGGACAAGTACTTGTTGTAACAAAGACTACACGTACTTATACAGTGGCTCTATCAGACTTTTCACGAGAAACACTTGATTGGGGTGGTGGTACTGAAAGCAACCGGTCAATCCTACAAACACAGAAGAACTCACTTTTCTTGGCATCACGTCAAGGAATTTTCGATATTTCGAAACAGAATATTGGAGACAATCAATTGTTTGGACAGCCTGAAAGTGATCCAGTTAAAACTCTGTATGATCTTACAGATGACCACACAACTATTAATGGGCTTTATACACAGAAGGAAAACCATGCGATGTGGAACTTATCCACAAGTTTAGGGCGTCTAACCCTTATAAGACACCTAGACTTTAGAAAATCTGTATGGAGTTACTTTAAAGGTATAAATGCACTTGATTGGACTACTTATGAGGACAGTGAGGGAGAACTTCACTACCTATATGGAGATGCAGGCTCAGATAAGGTGTGGGAATTGTTTGCTGGAAGAAATGATAATGGAGCACCAATCCTTTCACGTATTAGTGGAAAACGAACAGACTTTGGACTTCCAGGAAGAAGAAAGAGAATTAGATATATCGACTTCTACGGGTATATCTCCAAGAATGCAAAATGGAACGTAGAGATTTATAAGGACGATAATAATACAACACCTGCCAAGTCATTAACGATTGATTTCACTCGCCATTCACCAGAAACATCATTAGGTGGGCTTGGTACTTCCCCGTTAGGAACAGTTCCATTAGGAGGTAAACTAGATGAGGCAACAGGAGATATTCCTGTATATCCTTTCAAAGCAAGACTTCCTTTAGATGAGGATTACGAGAAGCTGCAGTGGGCTCTATGGAATAACCAAGCAGATGCAAAGGTTGTTCTAAGAACTATTGTCGTTTATACGGATACTCAAGCGCTAGACCTTTTCGACAATAATAATATTCTTTAATACATTTTTTATGTCAGACCTAAGCAATATTCCAAAACAGAGTTTTTTCTCTGAAGCGCTTTCGTCACCGATTGATGCATCACAAACATCAGGCATTGTTTTGTCTGACGTCCCTGAGTATTCACCAGGTGGGGAAACGATTTACTTAAACATTCTTGATCCAGACAATCCAGAGATAATCTCTGTAACTGGTTGGAACTCAAGTACAAATGCACTTTCAGGTGTCACACGTGGTGTAGATATCTATACAGGAGCAGGCTCAAGTGGAGTCGCTCATGCCGCTGGTACAGAAGTCGTGATTGCTGACGACTGGAATATCTTCAGTGACATCGCAACAGCAGTAAACAGTAAGGCAGATATCGCAGGAGAAACCTTTACAGGTCCAGTTGACTTTAGTGGTGCTTCTACAACGCTAAGAATTCCAAACCTCACGACAGTAGAACGTGATGCTTTGGGAGCTCCAACCAATGGAATGCTTGTATATGACACAACCGCTGGTGAGTTTCAGTATTATGACGGAGGAGCATGGCACTCAGTCGGAACCGCATCGGTGCCTAATGCATCGGCTACGGTCGCTGGTATTATCGAAATGGCAACTAATGCCGAAATGGGTACTGGTA